AGCGTGCGGAATATGATGCGCGAATGGCTGCATAAATAAAGAACTGGTAAGTCATAACATATATAGCACGTCTGAAGGTGAATACAGGCGTGCTATTTCTATGGGTAAAACGAACGTGGAAGCGTAGCGTGCAAGAAGTGCGAGTCTTTGTTACCCACTTTAATTGTGGCATGTACTTTTGAGTGCGTGCCATTTTTGTGTCTGATTGTAAACCTTTAAAATATAAAGCATGAAACGAGCAAGAATCCAAAGAACGAGCGTAAAAGTTATTTCTACCTCTTGTGCAAGTATGACATTCTATTTGCCTAAATCTCAAAATGTTACCGTGAAACGGAAAACTGTGTATGATTTATTTAAAGCGTAAATCTATGAAGAAGTATGTTGTGGTATATAAGCGGAAAAAGTATATCAAAGTAGCTACTGCAATTGGTAGTAAATTTTATAGAATCTTGGTAGTTATATGCCTGTTGTTTTCCTGTATTGCGATAAATGCCAAAACTATAAGGGTATTTACAGGAAACATACAGCGCGTGGAGAAGACTGTGAGGATAGATGGAAACACTTACTTCCTAACATTGAAAGATGGTACCATGTACCAACTAGAGGATGAGAAGCAATATAGTATTGTATTGGAGAGTTGGAAATATTTCAAGTTTATAATGATTGATGTGAAAGATAATGGCAAAAAAGAATGATATAGCCAGTTTCTTCTACTATATGTGGAATTGCTGGGATGAGCACGAATGTGCTGTTGCTTTTGAAAAAGCCGAATGTGGATGGAGACATTTATGGAACAAGTGGCGTGAATATAATAGTCAAAATGGTCATTATGGAGCGGTAGAAGAATTTTTTGCCAATTTGGATGACAGGAATCAGAACTTACTCGTAGAGCGTGCACTGGTGGAAATGTACAGCGGTAAAAAACGTATCAAATGAAAAAGATATTCAAAGTAATCGTGGGATGTGTTATTGTTATACTAACATTAAAAGCCTGCCGCTTGAATTATGTGTGCGATGTAGTTGATAGTATTCCGAAAGAAATCCGAGAGCGCATAATTACAGAGCACCCAGAATGCGCCAATATTGATTTGTTGGTGAAATTCTGGGAGACTAAAGGAGATTCCCTTGTTTCTGAAATTGCTAAGGAACAAATATATGACTGTGAACTTACCGAGTATTTGAAACTCCATCCTGAAGAGAACAATTAATATCAAGACAATAATGGAAACAAAAGTGTGTAAAGAATGTGGTCAGAGTTTGCCCAAATCAAATTTTTCTAAGAACAAGGCAACCAAAGATGGGTTGGCAAACTATTGTAAGAAGTGTGACAAAGAAAGAAGACGCAAATCCAGTGGGGGCATAACTCAACAAGGAGTAAAAGCTACTCTGAAAATGTCTGACTTTGATGACAACATGTTGTTTGCTGAATTGCGTAGACGTGGATACACTGGAGAATTACGTTATTCCAAAGTAGTAAATATATAGGTATGTACACAAGTTATGGCTGGGAATTGACTAATCTTTTGCAGGGACAAGATGAGGAATATCTGCTTGAAGTGTTAACGGAAAATTACAGACGTTTGAGAGATGTGCCAGATCATCTTATTGTGACATTGCTTGAATACCGTGGTTATACTGGAAGATTGATAAAAAGTGAAAATTAAAATAAAGAAGTATGATACCAGAAATTATTGAACAAATGCGCAAAGAGTTATACGATACTAAATTGTGCATCTCTGATTTCGAGAAGTATGATTTGAAAACTCTTGAAAAGACCAATGAGCCATTTTTTTGGTTAGTGCGCACACACGGAACACATTTGTGTTTTATTGGCCCCAGTGTAGAAAGTCTTTTTTCGTCAGAAAGTAACCGGTTTGCAATTATGAAAGATTCTCATGCTATTATTGCAAGTATTGTTTATTGGAACGATTTGGACTATAATAAGTATTTTTATTGGGATGGAGCACAGCTTCAGAAAGTATCCAAGGATAAGGTTATTTCAATATTCAATAATATTTGGGGAAGCCGGATACATCAACTTTCCATTCAATACCCTGAAGAGTATGCAGCCATAAACAAACCATTGGAATTAAAAATGTCCCCAGAAATATCAGAGCGTGTAAAAGAGGTCAAGAATATTGCTTCGGAATTGCAAGATTCAAGTTTTGAAGATTGCTTGAAAAGTCTACAAAAATGGGTGAGATTTGCCGTTAACCAACATATTGAAATATATGGTGATTTTGCGAAAAATAGCTTTGGATTCTCTGAGGTGGTAAATGGCAAACGCAAAATTTGCGGCGGGATAATTATGTCCCCAAATGCGACTGAAAGACGTTGGAGTATTCATACATAAAACTGTTGTAATATGAAGTATTCAGTAAATCCTAATCTCAATGCTGTTATGAATAGTATTGAGAAACTATTGTTATCCAAAGGAAAGGATAAGCAAGAGAGTATTCAAATTATTAAGAGGTATATAAAATCATTTCCTAAAGAACCGGATTATAACTTGGCACAACATGGAGGTATGCTTGTTTCCCCTTATGATGTGAGAGAATTGAATATTAAATGCGGTTATAGTGCTGTTGTTCAGAACAGAATCTCTGATGGGAGAGTCTGGAATGAATACTTGCTGCGGGTAGGAAGAGTTGCTAAGGAACTTTTAAAAGCAAACGAACTATGAAAGTTATATCAGAAATTTCACTTCGAGATTTCAAATTTTGGAGTGGGGGTGAGGATCGGGCAAAGAACTGTACCGATGAACAACTGGATAAAATTGAATCCATAATGGAGAGTGCTGCTCCTGAAAGTGGTTGGACCGATGATGACATAAATAATTTCTTTTGGTTTGACTTTGATACAATTGCAGACTGGCTTGGATACAAGGATGGAGAACATTTTGATGCAGGAGTTAGTGAAGATGATGTGAAAGAAGCGCAAGATTGGTTTGACGGTATCACAGACACCGAAGATATGATTGATATAGCCAGCCTTGACAGAGAAGACTATATTTCTACAGATGAAAATGGGGAAGAAGAATTTGATGAAGATCTTGTTTACTATGACTTTTCAAATTGGTGGAACAATATGGATGATATTGAACAAGTGAAAGAGTATCGTAAGCACGAGTAAAGTGTTATGGTAGAAATCCGGGTTCGATTCCCGGAACACTACATATATTTGTTGTTTCCATGTGTGTTGTTCGACATGTTTTTGTTTGAAGGGTGGCGCGATCAGAATGTTATTGTTCTGGTTGCGCCTTTTCCTTTAAAGTTAAAGCGAGTTAATATTCAAAAAGTGGACAACTATGGACACCATCAAAAAACTATTCGATAATAAAAACAAAAAGAAATATGCAAAAGGAATTGTTAGAAATAGAATTTCGTTATCATGACAGACCGATAGGTAGCTGCCCAGCTACTTCTTGTAGTAAGACAATTGCCATAGGTATATTTGATACTTTGGAAGAAGCAGTCAAAGCTGGTAATGAAACATTGAAGGTGTTGTCAGAACATTTCCAAGTAAGATCAGATGACCGATTTAAAGTTCGTGGTTTGTTTGGCACTCCAGATAGACTTGTAACAAATTGTTGTTATACAACTAAAGG